GATACTCATTTTGAAGTGATGACCTTTGATGGAAATAAAACTAAAGAAAAAAAATTAAAAGCCACATTAAAAAAAGCAATCATAAAAGATGCTGGAAAATTTCTTAAATCTAATGATGGCAAAAACTATTTAAAATTAAAAACAAATACTGGGAGGAAGTAAATGATAATAGATAGTATAAGATTAATACATAAAGCATTTGAGGATGAACCAGTCCACGTTGCTACTTATATTCCTAGTCCACTGATTAACGAAACAGAAAATTTTGATGAACTTTTTAAAAGAACTCAAAATTTAGATGAGAGTTGGATTAAATTTAGACAAAACTTTTCAATGATGCCAACTGTTGATACGAGATCAACTAGCTGCGGTGATATAATGGTTGTTGTTGATGACAACAATAAAGAAAAATATTTCCAGGTTGCGGCTCAAGGTTTCAAACAAATATCAGATGGAGAGTATGGCAGAATAAGTCAGATCAAAGGAGATGAGTTAGTAAAATATTTCACAATAATTAATAGAGGAGGTACTGCTTAATGATCCGCCTGGATGGTACTTATTATTTGATGCAAGCAAGAAAAGAAAACGCTGGATCTGATGCTCCTAACTGGTGGATCAGAAAAGTTTTTTGGATAAAAAATACAGGTAATGAAAATCACGATTGGAATTTAGTGAATGATAAATTTAGAGAAAGATATGGAACACCTGCTTTATGGTGTTATCCTTTAAATTATTTATATGATCTTTCATTTTATAAAGTTAAATTCAAAGAACTTAAACGAGCAATTTTTATAACAGGAGGCAAGCCTATTCTTGGATCTAAATAGAGAAAGAGAAGGCACAGCCTCGTATAAAGGAGGTTATTAACATGGGTACAAGAGGCAGACCTAAAGGATCAGTTAATATATATAGTCCAGAAGATTTAGAACGTATGAAATTTCTAGGTAAAAAATATAAAAGACGAAGAAAACAAATTAAAAAAACACAAACTGATATAGCAGAAATAATTGGTATTACGTTCCAGCAAGTCCAAAAATATGAACGAGGAAGAAATGCAATCAGTACATTTAGGATAGAGCCATTGAGAATAGCTTTAAAAATTCCAGCACATAGAGTTGGATATTTAATTAATAAATATAATCCTAAACAAAGGAATATAAAATGACAGAAGAAGATTTAAAAAAATATATATCTGCAAGTAAACCAAAGCCAGAACTGGTAGCCACCAGTATAGGTAATGTATTGAGATATACATTTAAAACTTACAAAGAAATGGATGATTTCTTTTTAAGATGTATGTCAGTATTTAGTAAAACAAATACCAGGACCAAGGCTATAGGAAAAAATCTTTACGTTTGGAAAAGAAATATAGAACTTACAAACGAGCAACTAAAAAACATCAAGCCAATCCAGGAGGAGAAAAAACATGGCAAGGAATAGGAAGTTTTATACGCAAGAGGAACTGGATTATTTAAAATTTATGGGTAGAAAAATTAGAAGAAGAAGGCAACAGGTTAAGGTTATAAATAGAAAAAATAAAATGCAAACATTAACTTTGATGATGGTTGGTGAAATTATGGAGATCACTTACCAGCAGGTTCAGAAATATGAAAAAGGAATTAATATTTTATCTGCCTTACGAATAAAAAGTATGGCCCAGGCTCTACAAATACCAGGGCAAAGAGTTGGATTTTTAATAAACAAATATAATAAGAAGGGAGAAAGAGCATGGATGCTAGCATAAACAAATACGTGGCCTATTTAAGAACATCAACCAAGAAACAAATGCTGGGCCTGGATGTGCAGAAAGATATTATAAATAAATTTATTAATCAAAGACCTGGATCTACAATTATTCAATCATTTACTGAACAAGAAAGCGGATTTAAAAATGATAGAGAACAACTGGCCCTGGCTATGGATCTTACCAAGAAGGAGGATGCAAGGTTATTAATTTCCACAATGGATAGGCTCACAAGGAAGGCCAGCTTTTATCTACAGCTCCAGGAGCAAGGTGTTAAGTTTACTATCTGCGATATGCCAGAGGCGGATGAAACAGTTATTGGTATCATGGCGGTGCTTGCACAAAGAGAATTAAAAATGATTAGAGAAAGAACCAGGAATGGATTGCAACAAATTAAAAAGAAAATCAAAGAGCATGGAAAATACAGAGTTAAAAATTCCAAAAAATTTATAACCAAGTTAGGCAGTCCTAATGATCTAAAAAAATTGGCCATCCTGGGTGCTAAAGTTAAAATAAAATCTGCTAAAAAATTTGCCAATAATGTTAAACCCATTATTGAAAATATCCAAGAGGTAGGCAAAGTAGATACTCTAAATGGAATAGCTGCTGCTCTAAATGCCAGAGGTATAGCAACCAATAGTAAGGGAAGTAGTAAATGGTATGCCTCAACTGTTAGAAATGTGATGGCTTATGTATAAAAGATCTTATAATGATCTTGATATGTTTATAAAATTATCATATTACAAGAGGAATATATGAAAGTTACAGATGATAAAAGTTATGTTACTTGCTCCAGGCTGCCTATAATTATGGGCCAAGCTCACTCTATGGCTCAAACAAGAAACGAATACTTGCAGGAGATACTATCCAAGCAGGCTGGTACATTTAAAGAACCACCACTAAATAACTACGCAAAATATACAGATTACTTTGAAGGAATTTTAAGAGATATAACAAAAAAAGAATATGGAAAAGGAAAAGGAAAAGGAAAAGGAAAAGGACACCTTGAATATCTGAATGGTTATAGAACTGAACCCTGGATATCAAAGGATATTCCTCTAGGTGCATCATGTGATGATGCTTTTATTTCCAGAAAACCTACAAAATTTATATCACCATTAAACGAGGAGTTTTCTTTTGAAGGAAAAATTTTATTTGAATACAAAACAACTCAAGTAACTTCTATAGATCTGCCTCTATATCAAGGACCTATCCAGGTCATAGGTCAAATGCTTTGTACTGGAATTAGACAAGCAATCATTATGAGATTTAATATTAGAACCTGGCAAATAGAATACTGGCCCATAGTCTTTGATGAAAAAACTGCTGATACTATTAAGGCTGCGGTCATAGACTTCTGGGATCATGTTAAAAATAAAAAATTTTTTCCTGCAGATAGAGATAGTGATTACCAAATTATTTTTAAACAAAGCAAGCCAGTTGAAATAGATCTGAATGGCAACAATCAAATAGGTGCTGCGGTTAATGATTGGAAGGAAGGATCTGAACTTAAAAAAGAAGGACAAAATAAAATAGATGCAGCCTCCATGATTATTAAGGAGGCTATGGGAGAACATCAAACAGCCAAGTTTACTAACTTCACTATTGAATGGCCGAACAGACACTTTAAAGCACAGCCAGAAAAGGTTGTGGCTGCCAAAGCTGCACATGATACGAGGCAAAAAACAATTAAAATTAAGGAGGCTTTGTAATGATTAAAACAAATGTAACCAAATTGTGGCAAGGCAAATACGTTTCATTGAGAGATTATATTGTTAAACAAGCAATCAACAATGGAGGTATTGAGATAAAGCATAACAATAAAACCATGCAGCTAAAACCAGAGGAGCTGCAGGATCTCAAACCAAATTCAAAAATGTTTCAATCCAAATTTAAAGGATCTTATAGATTGATTGATATTTTATTTAAACCAGTAACAGAAGATCCCAAACAAGGAAGGTTAATACTATGAAAGATTTAAAAAAATTAGAAACACTAGATGAGGTTATGAGTTTTGCAAAAGCTATATCTAACTCGGCTCTTGTGCCTCAAGCTTTTAGAGGTAAGCCTGCAGATATTATGGTGGCAATTACCTGGGGTAAGGAGTTAGGTTTACATCCAGTACAATGCTTACAAAATATTGCAGTAATTAATGGCAAGCCCTCTGTATATGGAGATAGTTTGCTTGCTCTTTGCAGGCAACATAAAGACTTTGAAGATATAAAAGAATATTTAACTGGAGAAGGAGATAAGAAAGCTGCAGTATGTGAGATAAAAAGACTTGGCCAATCCTGGTACAAATCAACTTTCACTGTTGAGCAAGCCAAGTCTGCCAGGCTATGGAATAAAGTTGGTCCTTGGACACAGTACCCAGATCGTATGCTCAAGATGAGAGCCAGAGGATTTGCATTGAGAGATGTATTCGCTGATAAACTTGGAGGTGTTATTTCCGCAGAAGAAGCTAGAGATTTTCCTGTAGAAATTCCCCAATCTCCAGCAAAAAAACTAGAGCAAATGAAACCAATTAATGCGACACCTGTTGATGCAACCATTGACACACAGAAGAAAGAAATCACAAAAACAAACCCCTCTATGGCCCAGGAAAAGCCTGTTTTAGAGGGAGGTAATATCCTATGGGAGTATAGAAGGCTAAAAGGCCCTCCTATAATGTGTCAAAATCTTGGCGATTTTGTAGCCGAATTAGAGAAGGGAATGATGAGTATTAGAACACATAGAAAATCTACCAACGAAGAAAAAATAAAATATTTAAACAATCTTGTGGATCTTAATGATCCCTGTCTTGCTAAATTAAAGAAAGAAAATCTTGAAAAATTTAGTAAGCTTCATGGTAATCAAGCTGCTCATATATCTATATTACAATCCAATGCTTAATTTAACTCAAGCCCAAAGAAGAATACTAGGACACTTTAAAAAATATTGTGATGCCAATGGCTATGGACCTA